GTTGGTGTGAGAATGATAAACAGCAACAATCTCCCCAAGATTTGAGGCTTTTAAGTAATCTCTTGGATTAACCCTAAAGAAGTCTTCTTCTATGGAATCGTTTTTGCTAGGCACGCAGGAAAGCGCACCTTTGTTAGAGACGATCAGGCCACAGCATTCTTTGGGAAACTCTTTATCGTATTGAGCTTTAATCTGTTTTTTGATGTCAGTGTTTAAAATCAATCTATTGCCCTCCTAGAAGTCGGGAACCCACCGAAAGGCAATGGCCCCTCTAGTGTTCCTAGCTCTGGATTGTTCGCCCATCTCAGTCTACAGCCCTCAATTGTTTTTGAGCATTGATCAGCAACCCAAAAGTTTTCGTTTGGTGGTGCTTTTCCTGAGTTGGCATTTACCTTAGAAACAAAGTAGTAATTAACACCTTTAATTTTAACTCTAACTGAATCTCCTTTATTGTAGACGGTATTAGCCTTCCATTCGTCTTGTCCATTCGTGACGTTAAATAATACTTCACCGTCAATCGCTGCGTTGATAATTTCGTTATTGTACGTAGCTACTGGTGGAGCAGCCCCATTTGGGTTTGCCACGCTACCGTTTGGTATTGGGTTGGCTGTTGTTTTACAATCTAAGTTAGAATTTTCGTGTGCAACATTGCCCTCGCTTTCGTTGGATTTTCCATAAACAGAGTCAACTGCGTTTTTTTGCTGCGACCATTCATAGCAGCAGCCTTCACCTCTGTAAGTCCAAGGGCAAGTAAAATCGTTTACAATGCGGGCTGGTAATTTTAAATCTTGAGTATCGAATGGAGAAGCTAGCTCTAGCTCCAAAACGTTTGCGGTTTCTGCTGACTTCCTATCAACAAAATAAACATCAGGAGGAAACTGAGCGTTTGGGTCTGGGTCAAAACCTTTTGGCGGGTTAACAGTGTTGCTTAGTAAAGTTGTTCCGTCGCTTTCAAAGAAGTTCTCGCTGTCTATGTATTTAACAAACGTTCTGATCCTTGTTACTTTTGACCCAACGAGGTCATCTAAGTCTCTTATCGCAGTTTTGATAAAAATAACTCTATTTTGCGTTTCTTGAGACAAGCCTTCTGGATCAATAGATATCGACATCTTTGGTCTCGGTGGAGAACCTTTTGCGTTTACTTCGTACCCAGTGATTTGGATTGGGGCGGCAAAATACGCTTTTCCATTATAACGAATAGAGCTTTGGAATAGTTTAATGTTGTTGTGGAATCGTAAAACAGTTTTACCGTCTGTTGTGTAAGCGCTTGAACCACTCCCTTCTAAGAACAAAGTTCTTTCATTGTTTTTGAGTAAGTCAGTAATGTCAATCTCAAATAAAGACACTATTGCAGTAGGGGTAAGCGAAGATGCGTCCCTAGTAACCTTTTTTAGAGAATTTTTAGCCTCTGAAATTTCCATTTTATTCCACTACTTCTTCTAGGTCTACTTTAATGGAGTAATTGTTATCGAAATTCATCGTAACATCCCATTTTCTACAAATAAACTTTTTCATTGAGGAATAAGGGGAGGGTGGCAAATATACAAAAGCTTCAGAACCGCCTCTTTCGTTTAAAAAGTGAGCGATTGCCGTACTTTCAGCCTCGTCTCTGTTATCGTAGGTTAGAGAGATTTTGAGAAGATTTGTGTTAATACCGTCTGGGGTTCTTTGCTCGTACCCATCTCCGAACTTGAGAGTTCTAACAGATGGTTCGGTTGAGATCGTTGGCGAGTAGCTGGGAATCCAAAAGAAATGAGGGACTTCTTTATTGTCAAAAGTAGTCATACCGCCCCACTTTGATGCGCCCACAGATGGTGTTTGAGTGTTTGAGCTCTCTAAACTATAGAAGTGATTGCTATTATGAAGATAAACTTCATTTTTCGAAGCTGTACCCCCAGACCAGCTTGATATTTCATATATAGAACCCATATCCTTTTTCCTTACCTTATTTTACACGTTTTAGCGATAAAAAATAAAAAATCTTGGTGTAAATATGTAGGATAAAGGTATAAGGGTAATGGCAGATTACTATAATTATAATAATATCAGCCTAAAGGTGAATGGTAGTGGAATTTTGGCTAATTCTGCTTCTTTGTCGTTTTCTAACGAACTCACTAAATCTACCCGTATTAATCGTGCTGGCGGAGACAACTATGTAGCCACAAATGGTCTTAATGGTACTCTTAGCTTGAATTACTACGTGGACGCCAACAGTGGCGACCCCTTTTACATGCCCAATGCGAAGCCAGGCCAAAACGTCTTCAGCATAGACGTGGGGGGTACAACAATTCAGTCTGGCTACCTTAATCAGTATAGCTGGAGTGCCAGCCCTCACGGGATTTTACAGGTAAATACCTCGTTTAATTTTTACGAAGACTTACAAGGCACATTCTCTCCAGCAATCTTACCAGATCAAGACTGGGATTGGTATAAAATGTCAGATTTGACGATTACCCTTCAGGGTATGGATGTTACAAGCAAAGTAGCCTCAGTATCCTATGATGAGTCTCACAATTTTACGCCGCTGTATAATATAAGTGGAATTGCGCCAGTTGAGCATAGATACGGAGAAAAAGTAAAAAGCTTATCTTTGGATACTTACAACATTCTTGAAGCGATACCTCACACGGGTAAAGAGATCAGTGTTGACATAGGCATAAGAGGACAGTCAACGCTTTGGAGCGTTAAGGGTGTACTTCAAAGTAAAGACATATCAATCAACTTTGGAGAGAAGGTCATTTCTACTTTAAACATTGAAGAGAATGGATATGGCTCGGAGCCAACAATAACCAGCACAAGCCCAAGCCCAGTTTCTACTCTCGCAGATTTAACTATTGTGGGCGATAATTTAGATCAAGCAACTGCGGTCTATTTTAATAACACAATTCGGACCAACGAATTCACAGAAAGAAGCTCGACACAAATAAAAGTAAAAGTACCAAGGTTCGCGCAAAGCGGCCCAGTAAAAGTTGTTACGCCTTATGGGGAAGTGTCTTCATCTAGCCTAACAGTCGGCCCACAAATAGATATACCCTAATGTCAGTAAGCGGAAACATAGGAGATTCGGTAAGGTTTGAAATAACCAATGCTACTTCTGTGACTGGCGTTAAGTTCGGTAGTGGTCAAGCTAATTTTAATAAAGTATCTCAAAGTGTAATTGACGCGCTTGTTCCTCAGACCGCTACTTATGATAAAGTTGTATTTCAAAAAGAAAACTCTGTTGAAGTTTTTGATATCACGGCAACAGGAGATGGCGACGATGGGGCTTACGGCAGTCTTAGCGGAATAATAAATACTTCTGGATTTTTTGACACCGCCCTTTCTGGCTGTGCTACTGGTGCTGTAACATTTTCGGATGTTAATACTGCGTCTGGCGTTTGTGTTATAACCGCCACAGGAAGCTCTTTAGCTCAAGCTTCTGGTGTCGTGGTTAGTGGCCACGAAAGTGGCTACTGCGGAGGCCCAACAGGTTTTACTACTGGTGATTACACAGTCTCTGAAACTAGGTTGAGTAGCATGACTGCTTCAGCTTTGGGGGGCTCAGATAATTTTGTTGCATTTGCTACTGTTGAGTACACTGGCGATCTAAACGTAAAGCAAGCCGCCGTCACTGTTACTTGTAACGAGTCAGGCATACAAACCGAAACTACAGATAAATTTGTACCAGTATCAAGAATAAATGATTTTACCATCGTTCCTAGTGGCGGGGGTACGATAACAATTTTTGGTAACGCATTTACATCAGTAACTGGTGTTAGGTTGGGTTCAGGTATTAACCTTTCTTTCACAAATACGAACACTGGCATTTCTGCAACTGTTCCTACTGGAGAGCACGATGATTTCATACATTTAGATTTACGGTCTGGATTATCAGCAATAAGTGATTCTAAATATGTTACTTCTGGAGAGATCAGTGGCTCTGATAAGAGTCAGGACTTTTTCGTATTCCCAAGCCAAAAAATAGTAGCTAACCTTGGCAGTACAGATAATGTAATTATAAATGGCTCTGGTTTAAATAATTTAAATTCTATAATCTATAGATCAAAAACTGCTGTAGAAGTAACGCCAAGCTCGTTTACTAGCACTAGTGGCCAAGCAATCGTTTCTATAAGCGGTTTAGCTACGGGCATTCATGACGTTATTGTCACGAAAAGCGGAGTATCTTTCACTGGAAGTAATTTTGTTGAAATTCAAGACTCAGTATCTCATGGGTATGGGTTTGAAAATCATGTTTCAAGTGGCTTTAGGTATGTCCAAGAAAAACCAACTTCTGAAGAATTAACGACGGCTTTATCTGGAGAAAGTTTTGAGTTTAGCACCACCGAAGAAAGCGACAGGGTTCAAGTTACATTTTCTGGTGGCGTAATAACTGGCGGTAATGTTACATTTAATTTAAGTAAAAAGTCAATCGTTTCTAAAAACGTTACAAACGAATATACCGTAAAAGGCTTTAGCATGAGCGCCTCAAGCTCTCAAACTGAGGCTCTTAATAAATTTAACAGCGGCATTTATAGCGAAGATCAATACGGTGAATATAGTGCCGAGTTTGCTTACTCCTTAGACTCAAGGGTGTGCTCAATCACTGGGCAATCAACCTCCACCACAAATCAAGAGTCTACCTTTACTTCTACTGGCACGTATACTGGTCAAGTCGCTGGAGACCCACTGGCTTTACCTTTGATAGCTGCGTTAAGAAGTGGAAACCAAGCAGACTACAACTCATATACTGGAACCCAAAATCTTGAATGCTCTGTGATATCTTTAACTGGAGTGACCTCTGGTATAATAGGTTCGGCTAGCACTGGTGAAGTAGTGAGTATTTCTGCTACTAGTTTTGATCCAGCGCAAAACTTAACAAGCATAAGCGGTCAAATTTCAAGCTCTGGAGCTTACTCTGGGTACGTCTTGCTTTCTACTTCTACTGGCATAAGTGATAATTTTGAAAGCGTAAGCCATTCAAGCGGTATTTCGTTTCCGTTTGCAACTTCTCAACTAGAAGATACAACTAGCCAAATTTGGCATAATGTATTTAACTCTGGTATCGACTTGCTTTACCCGTCTGGGTGGACTGGTCAGCATTCATTAACTAGCGGTTTTACTGTGGTTACTGGATCAGCTACAGGCTCCAGCACTTTGACTTTTTCTGGGCAGAGCATTAGTGCGGTAAATAGCTTAATAAGCGGGGAAATACAAGACAATAGAAAATACTGCACCACTGGTGATCCCTCGTACTTTACTACTGGAGAGATCGTGAACTTAACCGAAACTGGATACTTCTACGGATACTGCTAAAATGCCTGACCCACACGAAACAATTTTAGTAAGAATTGCTGACAACGGCTACGGTCAGGATAAATTTGAGTATAGCGGCTCTTTTAGTGATGGCTGGGAGCATAATCCATCATTTACATTACGATGGCGTAATGATTGTAGCGGAGATATCGCTGGTAAGGTTTATAAGTTTGACCAAAGTGACTCTTCAAACGCTAATTATCGATTAGGCTTTTCACACACTGACGACGCATACAACAGCACTGGAGTGCAATTAGGAGAAGCTAGTGGTGTTTTTTACTATGGAACGCCAGGTCAAGCTGGGGCCTCTACGAAGGTTAATGTAGGCATAATGTTTTCTGGGCAACCTTCTGGCTATGCTAACGGCGCTCCATTGATTCACGCTTTTGCAGTAGCATCCACCTCGTATGACTATGGAGAGAATTATTTTAATTTTGCTGATACAAGCGGAGAAGAATGTACTTCAGGCGATTATACAGGACCACCCACGGGAGCAACTTCAAGCAGCGCGACGAGCAGTAGCGCGACAAGTAGTTCAACTGGCCCAAGTTCAAGTAGCGCCACCAGTAGCAGCACGACAAGCAGTTCAACTGGCCCAACCTCAAGCAGCGCAACGAGCAGCAGCGTTACAAGTAGTAGTAGTGCTTCGTGTAACCAATCTACGGCGTTTTCAGGGCAATTAAATACTTTAATTAACACAACAAACTCAACGCAGTCAGGCAAATATGGAAACTTTACAACAGTCTCATATACTCAAGCGACTGGCGTTGAAACTGGTCAGTTTTCTTTAGGGGCTATAATTGCTACAGGCACTAGCCTTTCTAATGCTTTGACCGACCTAACACCACTGCTATCTCACTTTAATGCAAGCGGCGTGGTGATAGACGAGTTAAACAGCGCCTCAACATCTTACAATATAAACAATAACACAACCAGCTATTCTACTACGTTTAGCGGTTACAATGGGTCAGCTTACTACCAAGGCGCAACTGGTTACGTAAGTAAGCGATACTATGTTGGTTACAATCCGCAAATTAGCGGTAACTATACTGGAGCAAATGTAACTACCACTTGTCCAGAAACATCGATTCAAGTTACTTTTGACAGAAACAGGAAGATATATAATACAACTGGAGAAATATCACCAGCAGCAAGCTCTATAACTCAATTTGTAGCCACCTTACAGTCTAGCTGTACTGGGTATTTAACAACGCTAGATGTCTCTTGTTTGAAATTTGAAAATGGTGAACAGAAATACGGGAAGGTAACTTTCTTCCCGTATGTTTCAGATGCTTGGTCTGGGATAATTGATGCTGGGTCATACGTCTTAAGGCATGAAAGCGGGTCGTTCACAACAGCTTTGGGGCTTCATACTTTAGGAAGCGGAACACTAAATGTAGACAGATATGTATAAAAGAATCACAGAAGGGCAAACTTTAACTGTTACTGGATTTAATCTTTATCCAGATACTACAGCAGTGTTTTTCAATAATACTGGCAATCAAGTTCCGACCCAAACTGGTTCTTACAATTCTGACTTCACTCAAGTAGGAATAACAGTCCCTTGCTGTTTACCTGACTTGAATGATTTAATCGTTTTCAATGGCATAAACTATGTTACTGGAGATAGTCAGTATAGATTTTACGGTAAGCCAACTTTTTCTGGTTTAAACAAAACATCAGCGCAGTGGGGCGAAGACGTTCTAGTAAAAGGCTCTTACCTTCATCAAACCACTGGGGTTACTGTTGATAATTTAAGCGCTGAATTTTATTCAGAGTCACAAAACTCTGTTGTGTTCACAATGCCTCAAGATATCACGGTAGGCTCTGGTCGTGATGTTATTATAAAAACAAAAGGTGGGCAGTTTACAGCCGAAATAGCAGCAAGCCAGCCGCCAATAGAAGGAGCGTTAGATTTAAATAGCTCTAGTGTTGGTTTGCGTTTCGGTGAGTCTGGTTTTGTGCAGGGTAAATCACTAGACATAGTAAATAGGGTCGTTGTATCTGGTTTTTCTCAAGAGCTTTACTTGGAGGGTACTGACCTAGTGCATAGCGGTTCTTCTGGTTTGTCTTTTGCTGTGCCTACCGCGACAATCAACGGATTACCAGTTAAGCTTCAAAACCAAAGCGGTTTTTATTCTAGCGGCAACTATAACCAAACAATTACGGATGAAGCCGTAACTACTAATAATTTAAAAATAGTTTCTCCATACATTTCTAACGTTTCAACAGGAGCCGCTAAATTCCAAGATACTGTAACAGTTAATGGTAGTCAGGTAGAAAATTGTAAAGTTTTATTTTCAGGTTTTGATCAAACTCATGTAGAAGGTACTTCTGTGACTACTGGCCTAAACAGTAATGAAGTCAGTGTTCCGAGAGGGATAGTCAGGTCTAAGCTTATCATTAGCGGGTATACTGGTGGTACGACAGGAACTTTTACTTCTCCCACCTTTTTCTATCCAGTGCCGACGATAACGGGGCTGTCAACAACCAACTTTGTCGTTGGACAGCAGGTGACTGTAGACGCAATTAACGCTGCTCAAGCTAGAGCTTTGGTTGGTATCAATGGAAATGACAAAGTTAGGGGTGCAGGAGTTTCTAACGTCCCAGGTAAATACATTGTAAGCTCTCCCACTTCGTACACACCTAAATCAGCTAGGGAATATGGCTCTGCAACACTAAACAATTCTTCATTATCGCACAGTATAGCAACTGGGATCACTAAGATAACAGCCACCATAAATGCAGGAATGATTGGAAACGGCTCTCCGTTTTTGGTTTCTATTCATGAAGGTGGAGCACTCAACAGTATACAAACATTTTCAGATAAACTTATAAATATACCTAATTATGATTCTGTCACCGTTTCTGGGAATCCAAATTCTATAATAGGAGTTAGTAGAACTAGGGTGACAAACACAGACCATATAATAATTAGTGGTAATAACTTAATGAACGCTTATTCTTTAAGTTTGTCTGACGGTTCGGAAACCAAAACAATAACAAGCGGTAGTTTTTTACAGTCAGGATTAGTACATCCGTTTGTGACTTTTACAAACACTGGTAACGATAATTATAATTACCAGACTCACTCAGTAAGCATTGATTTAAGCGCTTTTTCTTATACTGGTGAAAGTGGGTCGTTTACATTTTTAACCGCATCACCATAACATGTCATCAACTATACAATTTATTTCTAAGCCCTCTGGTACTTCAATAACACCTTCTTACGGTTTATTGAATGACAGCTTTGTTATAAGTGGGCAAAATTTGAACCAAGTAAGTGGGGTTTTATTTGTTGATAAATTTCAAAACGAAATCGCCTCAACTTTTACAGCCGCTAGCCCCACGGTTATCAACGGAAGCGTGCCGCTTTTAGACTCTTCTCTGGGCCGACACGAAGTAAGAGTGCAAAACGAGTTGGGGTATGGAAAGCTTTACTTTGACCCAGTAACCCCAGCTTTGACTGCTGAACCAAGACGGTTAATTGGTCACACTGTAACAGATATAACTGACCACTTAGGGATTAACTCCGCAATACCAACAACATCCCCAAATAATACTCAAGGCTACGAGATAGCTAGCACCTCTGTTTCAGCGATTCATGCGTCCAGTACGTTCATTGTTTCTTGTGAATTATCGCTAGAAAATGACTTTTGGGGGGCCGCAGTTGTTGCTCTATACAAAGACTTGGAAACCACTCCGAGAAGGGTCTGGAACTATGGTCTCATTGGCCCACAAATGGGCCAGATGGCCGTTTTAAGCTTCGTTGTGACCGCTGGCACTACGGACTCACAAACGTGGCGCATACGGCTTGGTAGGGCCGAAAGTTCGCTTTCCACGGTTTATTTAAACAGGAACTCTACAGAGACAAATCCTTACGGATTAGACATCGCCCGATCATATATGACTGTAACTGAAATAGAAGCTGAAGGGATAAGTTACTAATGGACATTTTAAAAATATTATCTACGTTTTACTCAGAGCATGAGTGGGTTGTTAAGAACAATAATTATGACGACTTATTTTGGTCTGATAGTAATTCAATCGCCAAACCTTCACTCGAAGAACTGCAAGGCAAGTGGGATAATCAAATTGCCGAAATTAGCAATAGAGATGTTCAAGTGCAGCGCCAAAAAGCAATACTTTCCCAATGGCCTATGGAAAAACAGTTTGAGGCTATCACAGAGCATCACATGGGTAGGTCAGATAAGCTAGACAATCTTACGGCGTTTATAGAGCAGGTTAAATCTGATTACCCTAAGTCTTAATTGACTTGATTCTTTCGATAAGTTCAAAAGTTTTAATCTTAGGAATCTGCTCAACCCTAGCGATCTTGTCTGCTTTGTTATAACCTTCGTCTTTTAATCTTTTTACTAAAGCTTCAAATGTCACACCTTTCTCGCCCATTAGCGATGAAAGGACTACGTGAGGGTTGGCGGTTGATACCCCGCTTTCCGTAGACACGGAGGCTTGTCGCGCAGTAGCGACTTTTGATGTTGGGCTTCCGTTCCCAGCAAGCTCATCACGACCAACAATGCCGATCTTCAAAAAGTTTCTAACGCAACGAACAAAAGCTCTATTTTCAGCCATAGGTCCAAGATAGAGAGCGCCAAACCCATTTGTATTTGCGGGTGAAGCGTCACCAATCGCAGAAAAAATAACTGCCTCATTTTCTGTCTCGTAGTTAGGCTTCCAAGTGATCGAGCAAGTTGCAACCACATAGTCTGCGCTAGGTGAGATTATATCATAAGTTACGTCAGTATAGCCTCGAATTTGAGCAATGTCTTTGTATCCCTGCAACAGAACACAAAGATCACTGTCTTTTAATTTAGAAATATCTGCTGACGCGGGATACTTAGTTGGGTTGGGGTAAAGCCATTCATCGTTAAGCATTTTACGCCAATCAATGAAACCGTTTTCGTCAAATGAATACTCAACTTTTGGTTCAGTTATTAGTCCGTCTTCGTCTCTCTTGGTGCGAACTAATGCGTTTGCTTTCTTAGTCATGGATACAAGTTTAGACTACCCTTGATTAAGAGTCAAGCTTTTTGACAATATAAGTTTCGTCCAAAAAATCCCAAAATTCTGGGTTATCTACTATTTCAGTAAAAGAAAAATCATTTACAGACGCCATAGGTCTTTCTGCTGTTAGGTTTGAAACGCTATTGTAGCATTCGCCGCCTTTTAGTATTTTTTTCCTAGTTTTGAACATGTACTTAGAAAGGTCTTGGTCTTTGAGCGTTGCGATGCCTTCTTCGTCAATGTATTTGCGAAAAATAAAACCGTAGTCTAAATATTCCAGCTTTAGTTTTTCAAGTTTCTCGTCGCCATCTCTAGTTAGTAAGCTATGAGACACGGCATTACTACGAAGAAACTCAACAAACTCTTTATCATGATTATCATCCAAGTAATAAACAAAGTTTTGTATTCTTGGTTTATAATTCATAATTATGTTTTTATCAATTGGTTTGGTCGAGCAAACAACGCACACGCACTGTTTTAGCTGCTCTTCTAAAACTTCTTCATTGTGGTCTATATCCATCCTTACAATAAGTGGATGGTTTGCGAGTTGCTGCTCATTTATTCTAGCGACTGAGGTTGGAACATTTTGAACATTAATGTCATTATAGTTTTTTCCAACATGAACTCTTTCGTAAGGGATTTTAGCATCGATACCAAGTAGATCGAAAACAGATTGAGCTACCTTTTCTGCTGAAATTTCGTTGATTGTTTTAGGGTCTTCCTGTAAGGAAAAGCTCGGCTTGATGCCGTTTCTGTTTGGCTCGTGCAGGATTACGTCTTTTGTGTTAGACCAATAAGGACCACTCGATCTAGTCCACTGATTACAGTACAAGCCAACAATCTTTTTGTCGTAAGCTGAAGCCATGTGGATACCAATACTGTCCACCCCTAGATGAAGCATCGATCCATTAATTAAGTATGACACTTGAGAAAGCTCAGTAGAGCCTTGAGTGTGAATGCAGCCAGGGATTGCGCGGTCTTTTTCTGTCCCAAGTTGGACAATTTTGATTTGGCGTTTTTCTAGTTCAGGCTGAATATACTGAATCACTTCATCCCAGTAACCGTAATCACGTACATCTGCCCCACCCGCAGGTTGGAGGGTGATATAGTGCTTGTAACTCATTGGGTAGTAGCTTTGGTAAATCCAAGGCTTATCGATCCTCAAGCCGCAATGCGTTGCGTATGACTCAATGATGTGCATATTTTAAATCTTTGTAATTGATAATATCTTTACCGTTGTGTTGGTAAGATTGGAATTTTTGAGTTGTTATGTGTGGGATAAACGATATTTCAAAGAAGCCTTCGTTTTCTCCCGCGCCTTCAGTGAAGTAATGGCTTTCAAATTGCTCGTTAAACGGTATGACCCTATGAACATACTCGTTGCCTTTTAGCAAGTCTGCAAACTGAGCTTCAGTGGCGACGTACAAATTGTGGTCTGGATAAGTTTCTTTTATTGATTTAAACAAGCTTGTTGATAAAAATATATCACCCGCGCTCTTAGGCATACAATACAAAATCCTGCGCCCTTTATCGTCTGGGTCTAAGGTATCTTCAAACTTGACTGTTTTATTAACTTCTTGTTTCGCCACTTGCCTAAAATACGCTTCGATTTTTTCCCTAGACGCACCTTTTTCAATCTCTTTCATCCAGTGCTTGTATCCGTCATCATTTTCATCGACGTTTTCATAATTAAGGATATTTCCGTACATGTGCAGTACCCACTCGCTGTCATCTTTAATTTCAGGCATTACATAATCTGGATTACCTTTGCGCTGTTCAAAATCAAAATCGTATTCTACAGTTTTTGAGTTATCAATAAAATTCTCCAATTTAGCACAAACAGCTTCTGTAGAAAAATAATCTAGCACCCACTGTCGCGCTTGCTTACCCATTAGCTCTTTCTGCTTGGGTTTCATTTTAAGAACTTTAGTAAGTTGATTACTGATAGAGTTGGGCTGTGTCGAAGCTTTAATAAACTCCGTGCCATGCTCTCGGTACTCACTCCATTTTAGAGGTAGTGAGGCGGCTTCTGGCTCGCACATTTCTTCACCGCAGCTATAGTTTGTCACCAAGGTGATCAACTCAGTAAGTTTTGCTTCTTGAATAGGAATTTCTTGGCCACCAGAAGTAAATGGGTGACAATACACATCCATTAAGTTATAAACTTCATTAAGCTGCTCTTCAGTCACGCCATGTCCTACGTTTGTAGTTGTGCATGACTTTTTAGAGTTGCATCGATGACAGTCTATGTCTTGACCTCTGTAAGCGTTTACAGAGTATTTGCCACAAACTTTACAGACGTAAGTAGTTAGAATTTCTTCGTCTGGGATATTGTACTCTCTTGCGAGTTTTGGTATGTCCCACCCTTCACCATAATGCGTGTGAAGTAGTAGTTTGGCTTTTATGTCTCTGTTCTTTTCTTTAAACAGCTTAAATCCTTCAAGCAGGTTTGGTACGCTTTTTCTTAGTTGGTTTCGGAAAACAAAACCAACGATAAAATCAGCAGTAGGTATGCCGTTGATGGCTCTTAAAGTCAGACGTTTTTTGTCAGAAAGCTTTCTAAACGTGCTCGGCTCTACAGCACCGTGAACAGTTTTAACATGTTCTTGGCCGAGTTTTTTCATTTCCTTTTCCGCAAAGTTACTCCATACCCAAAAATTTTCTGTTTTCTTGGCAGCTTCAAGAGCACTGGGCAGAATAGGTAGTGAATCTAAAGTAGTCCAAAGAACTGAATTGATTTTATTAAACCAAGGCTTGTTAATGGCAAAGTCGATACCCCAAATGTCTTGAATGGCAATATATACATCTGGCTCGTTTTCTTTAATTACTCTGTCTAGATAATACTCCCCGTAAGAAGCGCGTTTTGCTAAGTTAGGGTCTTGATTAATTCTCGCTAGCTCGTTTTGGTCATCTGGAAGTGAGCCCACAGATTTCCAAGGAAGCTTTTTGTGCTGCATTGCAGAGTATGGAGTACCGCAGCAGTAGTGGACTAAATCGTATTTTCCCGTCTTATATAAATAAGAGAGAATGGCTTTAGCGTTTCTGCCAAAGCCAGTCTTACCGAGGGCAAAGTCGGTTTGAATGAGGATTTTCTTTTTTTTCATTACCACTCTGGGTCGTCGTCTTGAGGCTTATTAGATTTTTGTCTGCTCGCTTCTTCTTTGGCGAAATTTTTATTAGCATACTTTTTGTCGGTGATCGACCAGTGCTTTTGCAGTAGATATCTAAAGTGCTCAAGCAACAACATAGCTTCGCTAGATTCAAGCGTTACAAAAAATGATGATTTATTCGTTGAGTCATCTTTTGCTGTGAAGGTTGCTTGCCAAGTGAATTTGCCAGCATACTCACCTGTTGAAGCCGCCATAGTAAAGGTAACAACCTGTTTAGAGCTTTGGTGATAACCTTTGGCCTCAGTCTTCCTTAAGATCGCATTGATAAAACTGCCAATCTCAGTAGGACTTAGCTTCATGATGGCTTTTTTGTTTTGGTCAAAGGAAGCAGCGCGACCATTAGAGGGGGCAGTTTTCTGCTTGATAAAAGTAGCGAAAAACTCACCTTGGTCGTTTACATAAAATGAGCAGCCAGCCCCCGTCACTTTGGCGTTTGGCTTGTAAAACGTAATCATCTAACTATATTAGGGTTTTGTAAGCTGTTTGTCAACTTTTAAGCTCAGAAAGTTTGGTATATACTTTGTTGTCTTGCACGCTAATTAAATCAGCGAATACCACCCCATCTGCGGTTGAGCCTTTCACAATAACAATCTGACCCTTTTGTGGGAGCCCATTGTTAAGTGACTGGCAATCATCCATCTTGTCGTTGAAAATCATTACTTTTGAGGTAGCAGTCTCATCAGCGACATCCATTTTGTAATACTTGTTGCCGTTTTTAGATTTGCCTTTCCAACAGTCTTCTATCTGGCCAATAAAAACTACCTTGTTGCGTTCTGCCAGACCGTTAACGCTGCGAACGGACGTTAGCCCTTCTCTCTTACTTGAAAAGATATCCCTGAGTGTTTTGTTGTAAGTGTATCCCAAGAGCATTTTTTCGTAATACCAGTTAGCAAAAAATTCGGATTTACTGTTTAAGTCGTAAATTTCTTTGTATGGCAGGTATTTCTTCTTGATGGTTTCGTACCTAGATTCAGGGATAACAATCTTACCTTTTTCATCTTGAAAAGTCTTCAGATGCTTAACAATCTCAATAAGATCATGATTGAACTTATCTGCAAATTTCATTGCGAATTTCTTCTCTTTGACATGCAGCACGTTCCAAAGCTGCGCCTCAAGCACAACCTTGCTTCTGGACTGTTTAAATCCTTCGAGAGCTCCAGCTTGAATCAAAGCTGAAAGCACGCCAACATTTACTTTCGCTTCTTTTGCGGCGGCAAAAACCTCAAATTTTGTGGAATACTCATTCTTAAAATCGTTGATTTTCTCGACAGCCTTATCTGACACCCCCTTGATTGACAGCAATCCGAAACGGATATCGTTACCCTCAATGGAAAAGTCCATATTGGATTTTGTTAAGTGAGGCGGTAAAAGTTTAATGTCAAATAAATCCATTTCTTTGTGGATTTTTGAAATCTCTTCTATTGGGCTTGGCTCGTGACGAGACATCTTAAGCAAGCTCAGGAAGAACTGTCGCGGGTATTTAAATTTCAAGTAGACTGTGATAGCTGCTAAAGCTGCATAGCTTACACTGTGACTCTTATTGAATGAGTAATTAGCTGAGTCTTCAAGGATTTGCCAGAGAATATTACCAATCTCTTCATCAAGGCTTTTTTCTTTAATCTTGTCTTTAATCTTCTTCTTCCACTTAAGCGCCTCTGAGCGTTTTTTCTTACCAACAATCCGCCTCAAGATTTCCGCTTCATCAAGCGTAAAGCCAATCTTATTAGCCATCTTCATTAGCTGCTCTTGGTACAAAGCCACGCCGCCCGTTTCCTTTAGGATATCATCAAAGAAGGGGTGGATAGCCTCGTACACGTCATTGTTCGTATAATTTGCGTACTGATCTGTGAAGTTCATGGCTCCTGGCCGTGCCAACGCTAGAACCGCACTAAGCTCTTCTAAATTCTTCGGTTTAACCTTTTGGCAGACCTTGAAGTTGGTGTTAGCTTCGATCTGAAATGATCCGTGAGGAGACCTAAAGTCTTGTAGCTGTCTGTAAATAAACGGGTCATCTAAATCAATATCGGTAACTTTAATACCAACCTGCTTACAAACATCATCAACCACAGACACGCCACGTAAACCTAGCAGGTCGAGTTTAACATTAAAAATCGAAATCCAATCTGCGTCATAAGATGTAACTACCGCGTCTTTTTGAGAAGTAAGCTCGGACGGGCAAGTGTCTTCCATCTGGTCGTAGGATAGAGATATAGCCGAAGCATGTACGCCTTTATTTTTGATAAGGCTTCTGAGTTTTAGGGCGATATTGTAAGTCTCTTTATTGTCATCGCACCAAGCTTTAAACTTTTCCTCTTCTCCGTAAGCTTGTTTAATGTCCATTACTTGACCAAAGGTTTTTGGAATTAAGCTTGAGACTTCATTTGCTTCGGTTTCGTTTTTTTCAGCAACAATCTTACCGCACTCTTTCATGAGCAGCTTACCGCTCAGTGTATTCAAGGTTAAGATTTTTGATGTTTTACCAACGAACTTTTCATCAAGGTATTTAATAACCTCTTGGCGACGGTAGTAGCAGATGTCTAAGTCAACATCACACATCAGTGAGCCATCGAGATAAGTGATCCCGTCAACTTCCTTTTTCTTGGCTCGGATTTTTGAAATGAATCTCTCAAAATATAGATCATGCTCAATCGGGTCTATCCCAGTAACACCAATAAGATATAAAACTATGCTTCCAGCGGCAGAACCACGCCCAAGACCAACAGGGATATCACTTATCTTGCAGAAGTTAATAACATCCCAAACCAACAATACATAATCGATAAAACCTAAGTCTTTAAGTGTTTCAAGCTCATACTTAATCCTGTTAACGTATTTATCGTACTTTTGCGTTCCTTTCTTGAGGCCAAGCTTAGAAAAGCGATTCAGACACAGCTTTCTTAAAAAGTCATAGTTACTGCAATCACTACCCGCTTCAGCTTCTTGCTTGTATTCGTCACTAATCTCGAACTGCGGCAGTCTTACGCCGTGAATGTCAAGATTGTAATCAACAAAAGATTTAGTAAAGTTCTCCATATTATATTTCTATCTGCCACTTCAGCTTGTCCCACACTTTAATGTTTAATATCAGATCGTTGACTGCATCATGCAAGTTGTTGTAATCAACATCAATCTCAAACTCTTTACCCAAGGCGGTGAGGTTGGTTTTAACGCCTTTCTTTATAGTGTGGTAGGCTTTGTATTGATACTCTAGTAGGTCTTCGCCAGCTTTGTATGGCATGTCCATCTTAATTCCTTTTGCGATGGCATTCGTATCGATAAACTTGGGGTATAAGTGTTCGGAGGATTTACCCATGAATTTATAATAATCCTTAATTAAGTAAACGTCGAACCCTAGAGTGTTGTGACCCACAATGTAATCGCATGAGTCTAACCATTCTTCTATAACCCCGAAAGTGTCCTCTGGCTTTACGCCAAGCCGATCAATCTTCCTCTGATCGTAACGAGTGATCCTAGCGGCATCATCACTGATTTTAAGGTCAGTGTCCCATTTGATATAGATATCTTTCTGGTCAACGATCTTGCCGTTAATGACCTTGATCATGCCAATTTGCCAAGGAAGGTTATGGCAGCTATTCAAGCATAGGTTTAGTGTCTCACAATCAATAAAGACGTAAGTCTTTTCTTTGTCGTATCTGAGTAAATGTTCGTCCATTATCTGTATACTCTAAAGCTATCTTCGTCGCGGTGAAAGGTGCTCGCTTCAATTAATTTAACATTACCATTGTTTGCTGTTAATTTATGGGGTCTATTACGAGGCATTTCCATAGCGCCTCCACAACCGATGATCGTGGTATTTACCACTCCTTGCTTTGTGTCAATCCAATCGACCTTTAGAGAGCCTTGTAAAACAAAAAATGTCTCATGCTTGTCAGCGTGGTAGTGCATTGAGGTTGACTCGCCTTCTACTATCGTCAGGACTTTGCCGCAATAGTCTTCGGCTTCGTTGTTAGCGAACCACTCTTCTGTACCCCAGCTTTTCCCTACCACTTTAACGTCTTGAATCATTCCTGACTTCATATATCAAGAATATATCATACTTGATGCTAGGTCAAGCTTTTTTGAAGGAAGCTCTCTAAGCAAAATTCATCACTTGTCATGTGGTCTAGATTTGGCTTGTCGAGAGTGGTTCTTTTGTTAATGCATCTAAATGTTAAGAAAGCTTTGAAGTCTTCTTTTTTGTTATAAAAAACGCTTTTCACTTCGACGCACTTATCTTGCTTGCAAAATTCTTCTACTCTTTTGCGAATAAGAAAATTAAATGGGATGTCATTGTTTTCTACCGCGTAAACTGGGTCGCAAAAACTAAGGTCAGGCATACACATATAACCATGTAGAGTGTTAAGGTGTAAGAATGAGTCGTAGAACGGCACCATTAATGATAAGTCTTTGTTGCTCCAGTTGTCTTTAAGCGTTTTGTAATCGGTTCTAGGCCCGTGATAAAAGCCCTGTTGTGCTGCTTGGGTATAAATTTTAATTAACCGCTTATACCCTTCCTTGGTTTTAGCGAACAGAATTACTTTTGAGGTTTTCTTCTTCTGCTCTTCGTTTCTTTCATTTGAATCCTCACAGATTCTAATTCTTAGGCCAAACCTAAACTTGAGGTCTGCTTTCTCACTGTTTAGGTAGCCCTGCAAAAAACCACTCATGGAGTCGTCAACTAAAAACAACTCCTTCATGTCATTCTTTTTGCATAGATCGATGATTGATTGAGGGCCATCCTCGACAGAGGAGCCTTCTTCCTCAAGGGTCAAGATTGATTTACCGATTGAATAATGTGATTTAAAAAGTGGTAGCATCTTTAAAAGTCGAATGGGTCATAATTTTCTTTACCGTTGGACTCCCCATGTATTGCGGGGCATCCTGAGTAATTTCTCTTTTCTATTTTCTGACCTTTAGATTTCTTAAGGTCTGATTTCTTTTTACTAGTTTCTAACACACTTGAGTCTTTGTCAAGAAGAACGTAGTAGTCAAATGCCTTATTGTAAGGGCATATCCACCCGCTTTTCGCAGGGCCGCAAAGCCAGTGCTTGCCATTGTATTTGGCATAATTGGCTTTAGCGTCGTCCTCGGTGAAGTCATTAATTAATAAAAACACAGAAGAAACGTAAGCTTCAAACCCTTTTAACGCATCCTCTGAAAACTCAACTTCCTGTATTGGCCCTTTTTTCTGTAAGTCTGGTTTCAGAAATAAAAAGTTAAAGACTACTTTTTCTGCTTTTGGCCATTTCTTACGGCCCCAAGGAGATTTAGCCGCAAGCGTATACATCATAGCTTGCCTTTCCGCTTCTAGTTCAGCTTTATCAAATTTCTTTTTGCTGGTTTTGTAATCAATGATTTTTAGTTTTTTGCCTTTTTCATAGCTTGCGTTTTTATCTATATAGCCTTTTATAATATAAGGAGGGTCTTCGCTTTCGATAAGGAACTCTTCCTCGGCTTCGCCTATCTCGCCATCATCTTCTTCACAGAAGAAGTCCCACTTAAGCCCTATCATTATCATGGTTTTGACAAGCTGTAAATTCTCTTCGGACTTGTCATCCATGTTAGCGATAACAAAATGTCGTTCAACTAGCCTTTTACAAGCGATGTCTCCATCTACTGAATCTGCTTTAATGATTCTATCAAAATTTGCCCTATGGCAGTCATTTTGTAAATATTCAAGAAGCGCGTGACATATTGAGCCCCGACGAGCGCCATCATTGTTGGTGTCTGGTAGCTTTAAGACTTTCTTGCACCAGTATTGCCAACTGCATGTTTCTAAATTTTTTAGACTTGAAGCTGAAAGATATTGTCGTTGTTTAGCCATTTATTTTACCCATCCAATCTGATATTTGCTGTTTACTCATTTCACCGAAATCGCCAAGAGTAGGAAATATAACCCTAACTTGACTTGGATCAAAGTAATTTAAAAGTTTATTTCTTGCTTTAGTAGCCGCTCTATTGCCAGCGCCATTGTTTTCGCTGTCATCATTAAACGAAACAATGATATCGGATATGTCGTATCTTAAGAGAGTGTTTACTAATCCAGAACTTAAAGACAAACCGAAAGACACTACTACGTTTTTAATACCAGCGTCCCACAGTGAAAGCATGTCACCAATGCTTTCTACTATTATAACTCGTTTTTCAGATTTTAATAATTTATAATTAAGAAAAAGTGGGTACTTCCACATTGATTTGTCACCAATGAGTTTCCATTTTGGCCGCTTGTTATTTTCTATCTGTAGTAAGTCTCTACCAGCAAAACCTATGACTTCGTTCTTTCCGTTAAATATAGGGAAAACATATCTGTGTTGCATTTTACCGCTCTTGCTTACGCCGCCTTTAAACTCACTAACAGAATACGTAGAAACGCCCCTTTGCTCCCAGTAAGAGTGGTCTTGATGGAGTTTGTTTAGCAGGCTTGGCGAGTAAATCTTTGACATTTGTATTTCGGGTTTCTGAACCCTTTCGATAGAGACTGAGACTGTCTTTGTTGACAGCCAAACTCTAGCTTCCTCAATCGTTGTGAGATTAAGTGATAGCTTTACTAGGTCATCAAAACTGCCAGTAATATTTCTGGCAAAGTCAATAAAATGGCCGCTGGTTTTATCTATGGATAGTACCGTATTATTATCTGAGTCTCTGTATATCGGCCTAGCCCTATAAGCCTTCGGTGTGTCCATGATGTTACTGTAACCCAACTCAAGGAGTACCTCTTTGATGTTTTCTATCTTCTTCACAGGTCAACATCCCCATCATTAGGACTGCCGTCATCAGCGGAGTAGATTTCACGCGCACGTTCGCATATATGCGTTAGTGAGCCCATTTCCGTAACTCCAAAGTTTTGCAGGTTAAAGTTAATGTAGTTCCCAACATTCTTCTGGGAGCCGTCAGGATACACCCTGCGTAGGTAATCGGCATGGCCCATAGCGTCTCTACCCTGAAATCGACTTTTAACTGGTATCAGCTTGTGAGTGCCAAAATCGCGGGTTATGTTACCATTGTCGTCATACTCATTATCAAGGAGCAGTTCGTCCTCGTCCTTCTGCCTGAAGATGCCCACAAACGCAGCAAACCACTGTAGCCTGTCTGATAGGGAGATGGCCGAACTGTTATCGACCCTGTTTGTGCCTTCAGCAGACCTGTTAAGTTGCATAGCTGTAAGCATTGGGGAATTTACTTCTTCAGCGACCTCTTTGAGTCTATTGATCTTCTCCCCGATTGCTTGATACTCGGCCCAGTTTTGGCCGACTTTCTCACCAGTTAATTTCACATAGTCATAAACCACTAAGCATTGATTACCTCTACCGACTTCGTTATAATACCAACGCTTAATTAAGCTGCATATCTGATCAATACTCTTGTTTGACACATGCATGTGATAAAAGTCGTTATCTTCTTTGAGTTTGGATTCGGCAGCTTTTACTCGCTGATGAAAATTTTCATTTTTCCTCCACTGACCTGTCTCCAAGTACCAGCTAGGTACTCCTGAAATGGCCGCTGCCATTCTAAATCTAATTTCTTTAGTGGTCATCTCTGTGTCTAAGTACAGAGCCTTAACTTTGTTGTATTTGGCGGTCTTGAAACAAACATCTGCTAGCCAAGTTGTTTTACCTTCACCTGGTCGTGAGCAAATAGCGTATATGTGGCCGCATTTAAAACCACCGTAAAGCCTGTTAAACTCTTCGTATGGTGATTGCAAGCCATTCTCGTCTTCGGGGGTGTTACCTGCTTCTTCAACTAAGTCTAATAAACCATCTGTGATTTTTTCTGGCTGATCTGTTTCTACATAGCCAGATATTTTGTTATTATAAATCGCGTCACAATCAGCTATGATTTTATCAATGTCTTTGCTTCCGTTGGTTTCAGCCTCTTGCCTTAGTTTTTTACCTGTCGATTCAATCTCTCTTCTCATCCTGAACTTAATCAGTTCTTTGGCGGATTCTATGACGGCATTTCGCTGAATTGATGCGAAACTGATGTTTTCGATATAGTCGTATACGTTAATGTCGTCCTTGAACGATACGCCTAATTCTTTGATTTTTGTGGCTAGAATTACCTTATCTATTGATTCGTTTTGATACGCACAGCTTTTTATTACATTAAAAATAGTGTGATGAACGTTATTGAAAAAGTCTTTTTCCGTAACAAAACCGTCAATCTCAGGAAAGATATCGGGATATTTGATCAATCCCCCTAACACATGCCTTTCAATTTGTAGGGAATAGATTTCACTCATACCGCAAGCTTAACATCCACTTGAATCCAAGTCAAGCCATTAGTCTAAATCGTCAAATGGGTTATCTTCGTCGTCGGTTTCGGGAGGAGGCATATCGTCATCCATCATTTGGTTCTCCATATCAGCAACTGTGTTTTCTAATGTAACAGCATCTATAGCCATACTCCAGTTTGTTATATAGTGCTGCAACGCTAAGGCTTTTGAAGCGTCATCAAAGTGACTGTTTACAACAGGATAGCCATCTTCTCCAAAAGAAAACATGATAAAGCCGCCATTTGCTTTCTCATTGATTTGGCGCATCAAGATTTTATCTACGTCTGTAGGTTGGTTGCTCATAATTTTAATTACACAATAGAAATACCGTAAAGTTTTTTAATGTAAGAGATACTTAGCTTCTGTAAATCCTTTTCATAAATTTCGATAATTATAAAGTTGTTGAGTTCTAGCCATTGGCGTTTTTCGGCGTCTCTTTTAATTGATTGTAGATACTTTGTTCTAGAGTTTGAGTGGAAAAACTTGTTGAATTCGTCGTGCTGTTGACCGTTGACTTCTACCGCGATTTTTTTAGTAGCATTAACAATGTCTACTTTCATTCTAGAGCCGTAAACAGGAAACTCTTCGTAGACTATGTGGTTTTCCCAGTATTCTCTAAAGAACTGTTTTGTGTTGAATTGTAGCTTTGAGCGAGACTTTTTATCCCAATCCACGAGGTATTTCGTGACAGACTTGCTCTGAAGCTTGCCTCTGATATTGTACAGTCTCATTGTTAAATTGGTGGACACGAGGGGAGTTGAACCCCTGTCTTTAAAATCGCCTACTCAAACATACTACAAGCTTAGTCAGTGTTAATAACTCGCGCTTCATCACTGACACCTACACGCGAGGTTGGAGACTCTTTATTTAGACTAGACCGACTCCTATCCTAGCTTTTTTTGCTCGTTATCGACGCCCTAGCTCCTTAACGAGCATCCAGAGTAGGACGGGTAGCCTACGCGGCTACAGCAGCTTCTTCAGCCCAGCCAAACTTAGCGAGAATCGCGTCAGCTTCGCTTACGGAAGGAGCCATATCAACATTATTGGCAGTTGAATTACCTTGATAGATGTTTTAAGAGGCCGACTATCATCCTCTGCTTGCGGTTTGGTATAAGACTTTAAATCGATACCAGTACGTGCCCAAATTATTTACACCACTCCCAAGTTTTCAGATTATTTTTGATATCTGCGACCCTAATCTGAGTGATTAACTCGTTGGGTCTATCTTTTCTGGAGTATAAAATGTTTTTAGCTTCTCCGCCATATCTCGCTCTCTTGCTGCGGTCTTTGATTAGTTCTCTAGCTAGTTGCCTGAGTTCATCTCTTCTAACTAACAGAAAAGAATTCTCAAACTCAAACGCTACAAAGTCTGCTTTGCCTTTTACCCAGCCATTTTTCCCTTGCACGTTTTTAAATTCGATCCAGACCCAATCCTCGCTAAATTTAGTATCGCTTCTGTTTGCCTTCTTCCTGCCTTTCACATCAACACTCTTGCGATCTCCCGCTTCGTTTTCAAGCCAGTAATCTATATGTCCATGCATATCCTCTATCTTGGAGGACTTATGGACTTTATACTTCTTGGTTGATGCAACCTTTACAAAGTTGTTTTCGCCTTCAGCCCCACGCTGAATGCTGTCGTCATCATCTTTTAAGTTTACGCCGAGCTTCATTTAGCAAGTTTGCCTTAACCTTGCGAGCCTGTCAAGCTCGCTTGTAGGCGTCTTTAAACTTCTTGAACATGAAGTCTTTGATGTCTTTGTTTTCTGTTAGATACTTGCGGAAGTTTTCTTCCCCTTGGTGCTGCTTTTTGAATTCAGTTCCTGTAGCTTTTGCTACTTCCTCGACAATGGAATCATCAACCGTGATCCATGCGCCTTTTTGTTGCACCATGTCCCACATTTTCATCATCTCCATGATTTCCATTTCTACCCATACGCTTTCGCCGCTTTGAGCCCCGTATTTAATTGGGTATTCAACCCTCACTCCAGTTTTTTCGTTCGGGGTTTTCTTAAAAATAATATTACATTGATGACCAATAATTTTACTATCTTTAGTGGAACCTTCTCTGATTATATCTCTTTGAAAACGTTCTTGAAACTCCATAATCCAATCGCTGTAGTGCATTAAAGCGTTGCCACCAGAAGCGTTGGTCAGTTTTGGGTCTTCTTTCACGTACTGATTGATACTCACCTTGCTGCGTACCTGAGATATCATAAAGCAAATATGCCCACGGGTTGCTAACCCCAAAGCCATACGTTTTAGAAACGCGGAGCTAATCAATGATCCGCCAGCAACTTTCACAGCCTCATCAGCAGATTTCTCCAAGTCTCCGCGAGGAATCAGAGCATCCATAGAGTCGATAATAAACATGTATCGATAATCTTCTGGGTTATTTTGAACCATATCTCGCATCAAATCAACAACAGACTCGTAAACATTGCTTTTGTAAACAAACCACTTTTTTTCATCTTGATCAACCCCCGCACGCTCAATCATACCGTTAGAAAGCCTTCCTTCAGCTTTGATATAAATAACCATGTGGTTGTCAGCTTTTTGGAAGTTGCGAGCAAAAGCCAAAGCGCAAGATGTTTTGCCGCCTTCGGATACTCCTGTCGCTCTAACGATACCTGGACGGATTCCTCCGTTCATTTCGATATCTAAAAGTAGGCTACCACTTGAGACAGTGTAAACATGTTCTGTCTCGAAGTTGTAATGGTCGTTCTTATTTTGGTTTAGGTAAGCCTCAATCTGAGCTAGAGGCGAAGTTTCACTCGTCTTTTCTTTTTTCTGTCTTGGCATTTAAAAATTCTTTCAGCGTTTTAGGTTTTTTTGGTGTTATTTTCTTATCTTCTCCAATTTTATCACCTAATATAACCTTTTCTTTAGGAGGATTCAAGTCAATTTTGGTTTTCTTATAAGCTAGGTTAGCTACTAGTTTTCCTTCTTTTGTTTTAAAGAAGGCCAGTGACGAGATTTTTGTTGAAAGTTCTAGATTATACCAGAAATTGTGATCTGGAATGATAAGAAGAAGTTCTTTTAGAAGCTTCATTTGGTTGGGCCAACCGATTTTTTTCTTGTGAGATAAAAACCTAGTGATTATCGCTTGGCATTTTTGTAAATCTGTTAGACCTTTAAGCACACACTCTTATAACGTTTACTTGATCAAGAGTCAATATGCAAATTTTATATCATTTGGAGAGCAAAGTTTTTGATATGTATCTTTATCTGAAATGAATTTATCAAACTCACCTTTGCTGTCGTAATTATCAACTTGAAATGAACAAGCATTAATTTTACTGGCTGTAATAAATCGGTCCTTGCTGTAGTTTAAGTAATGCGTGTCTTTTAGAGAGTGAACATTATCGTATCCAGCGAAAAACAATTTAATTAAAGCCGTTGAGTCCCAACCGATTATTAATTCTGAATTTGAAACTTCTTTGTAAGTTGAACCTTTCGGAAAAGCTATCGGCAGACCCAAGAGATCGTAACTGTATTTAGGTAAGTCATTTTTTTCTTTTTCTGAGGGGTGTAAGTGCCAAAGTATTTTTAAATTTTTAAAATTGTTTTTGTACTTTTTCTCTAAAAACAATCTAATAGCAATAGGGAAATCTATCGGGGGGAATCTTAAAGGATAGAGAGAATCAAAAGCGGTAGTCGGTTGAGAAATAATAGATATTGTGTTCGGTGTAACCTTTTTAGGCGCTTGCGTGGCTTCTTCTCCAATTTCTTGTGTTATTTTTTCAACTATTTCTTTTGAAGTGTTTTCTTTAAACCAGTCATCGGCAAAATCAGAAAAACCTAAATTAAAATCTTTTCCAAGTGGCCGTTTCATAAAGCTAAGTTTTTTGGCTGGAGTATGAGGCGCTTCACCCATAAAAATAAGATTTTCATGTAAATTATAAAATTTTAACAGATCATAGAACATCCTACACCCTAGCTCATTACCATGCCAAATAATTGGGTGAATTTTTACATAATTGTTTTTTGAAAATTTTGTGTATAAATCGTAAAATAAAAAATTTATATAATGCGAATTGTCTATTCTAAAAAGGTCTTGCTGAGAAAAAACACTAAGCTGCCCATGAGCTTTTAAAGTTGAATACAGTTTGTTTTTGCGAGGGTGTTTTTCCCCTTCTAATTTAGCTACTTGATCATAAAGTATAAATATGTGTTCTTTGTCCATTATTGGTAATTCAGCATATCGTGTTTAACCATTTTATTTACTAAGTCATTAAACGAGCTTTTAGGCTTCCATCCTATTTCTTCTCTAATTGGTGTTGAGTCACCAAGAAGCAGTTCTACCTCTGCTGGTCTATAAAATTCTGAATCAATAACAACTAAGTCGTGATACTTATCGTCACAATCATATATGTAACGAGTTTTCTCAGGACGACCTTCTATTTCAACCCATTGACCCTTGATCCCTGCGTAATTAAAAGCTTTTTCCACAAACTCTTTGATGGTGTGAGTTTCACCGCTAGCAAGCACATAGTCTTTAGGCTCCTTTGGCTCATTCAGCATAGCCCATATACCGTTTACAAAATCCTCACTGTCGCTCCAGTCTCTTTTAGCATAAATGTTACCTAACGAAATTGGCTCAAACTCTTCGTAACCGCCTCTGAGTTGATGATAGATTCTTGCGACACCTTTGCTGATTTTCCTCGTTACAAATTCTTCTCCTCGTTTTGTCCCTTCATGATTAAAAAGGATACCATGCACGGCATAAAGATTGTAGGACTCCCTATATACTTTAACTAAGTGATGTGCAGCGCATTTTGAAGCCCCGTATGGGCTTCTAGGCTTCATAGGGTGCTTAATATCTTGCGGGCTGTAATCCACATCACCGAACTGCTCGCTACTTCCCGCACTGTAAAACCTACATTTAGGACTAAAATTTCTGATCGCCTCTAAACATCGCAATACTCCATTAGCGTTCACGTCCATCACATGCAGTGGCATATCCCAACTGCACCCCACAAAACTATTGGCGGCAAAGTTAATAAAATAATCTGGCTCTATTTTCTTTACTACGTTTTCGATGCTGATAGTGTCAGTTAAATCGCCGTGAACAAACCGAAAATTCTCATGTCCATCAAATTTTTCTGTGTTTTCGAAGTTTGGGTTAGCGCTTCTACGCATCATACCAAACACCCTACAATTAGGGTCTCTGAGGAGGTACTCGGCCATGTTAGCACCGTCCTGACCTAAGATACCTGTGACTATGACTTTTCTAATTTTCATTTTTCCACCAATAACCCTCAAATAAATCTGGGTTATCTTGTATGTATTGAGGTAAGGTTTCTATTTCTGCTTCTGAAAGATTAAAATTATTAAACACTTTTGTTTCTGCGTTAGCTGCTTCATGACCGTCAGCACACTCAGGGCCGTGAGCAAAAGACCTATACTTATAAGCTAAATTTTCTGAATTTTTAGACATAAATGATAAATGCCAAGCCACTGGTCCTTTAACGGTGTGAGTAAAAACGCTTAAAGCTCTGCCCATAGCAAAAGGGACGTATTTTGCTTCTGCATATTTCATTGTGCATGTGCCGTGTCCTCCCCAAGCAGCTTTTAAGTTAAGTTTGTAGCATCTTAAATCCCATTCGTAAGTAACTATTGGTGTTGCTAGCTGGTGATGCGTCTCTGATGGTAAGCCCTGTTCTATTATTTCTATCCCGCGCTTAAAGCCGTCTTCGCTTATAATTTCGTCAAGCCCTCCCCAGCTAACTATATCATCATCTTTAATGCCGATATCTTCAGCAACCTTATAAAAATAATTAATTTGAAACTCTTCTCTTGCCCATCCGTGATGAACCCTAGCGTTTCCGCCTGCTGCGCTTTTTTTAACTATCTCTGGGTATTGAGACATAGCTTCATCCAAGGATGGAATCTGTATGTAAATAATTTTATCTTCAAACTTTTTAAACCTTTCTTTATCAAAGAAAAACGGTTTAGAGTCGCCCATGTGAGTTTGGCCCGCTTCTACAATGATGAATTTGTCTACCACTGGGTCATGAGTATGGAGCCTGATATCTAGGATATCGTTCTCATTGAAAAACATTATATAATCGTAAAACATCTTATATTAATTTTAAATAATCTGAAATAGATTTTTCAGGTTTCCAGCCTAGAATTTTTCTAGCTTTAGCACAGTCAGCTAGCGTATGCCTAGCTTCCCCTGGCCTTTCGTCTATGTGAATATACTCACCACCTACCAGTTTTGCAATGTCTAATATGGTGTAAGGTTTTCCTGCTCCAATATTAAACACTTGGCCGAGTGCTTCTGGTTTTTTTGTTTCCGCCGCAAGCACATTAGCATTTACAACGTCTTTTATGTGAGTAAAATCTCTTGTTTGTAGGCCATCCCCAACCACAGTCATAGGTTTACCTTCATTTTTTTGTTCTATAAATTTACCTATAACTGGCGCGTAGTGACCTTTAATTGGTTGTCTAGAGCCGTAGACATTAAAATATCTAAGTGTTATTGTTTCAACGCTATAGATGTTATTGTAAACCCTGCACAAGTCTTCACCAGCAGCTTTACTAACAGAGTAAGGCGTCAAACAGTCTTTAGGCATAGTCTCCACTAGTGGCGGAGTATTGATCCTGCCATACATTGACGAAGTAGAGGAGTAAATAACTCTTTTAGCTTTAAATTCTCTTGCAGCCTGAAGAATATTGCAAGTGCCAACAAAATTAACTTGGCAAGCTTTTTGTGGTTGTTTTATGGACGGCTGAATTCTGGCTTCTGCCGCCATATGGAAAATTATTTCAGGTTTTTCATGTCTAAAAACCCAACTTAAGGCATTGTAGTCACAAATATCTACAGGGTAGTTTGAAGCGTTTTGGTTCCAATAAAATTTTAGATTACTTTCTGCTGATTCATTATCTACTACAACAACCTCATCCCCTCTTTGTAATAGTTCATCTGCTAAATTACTGCCTATAAACCCAGCGCCTCCAGTAATTAAACATTTCATAGTTAAAATAAATTCACAGTATCAACGACGTGCAATGCTTCTCTCTCAGTCATGAACGGATGTATAGGTAAGCTTATTAGTTTTTGTGAAAAATTTCTAGTTTTTTTGTTATTAAAACCAGCAAACATAAGCTCAAACGCGCCTGTTTGCTCGATTGGGATCGGGTAATGTATACCTGTTTGTATTTCTTTGTCTGACAGATAACTAACTAACTTTTCTCTACTGTCTGTTCTGATGGGGTAAATGTGATATGTGTTTTTTTTGCAATAGTCAGCATTTTGAAAGTTGACTATATCTTTGTGTTTTATCTCATTGTGATAAATTTCAGCTATATTAGCTCTCGTGTCATTGTATTGATGAATGACTTTTATTTTCTCATTTAAAAACGCAGCTTGTATTGTGTCTAGCCTATTGTTGTAGCCTATAACTGGATGCTCATACTTAACCACTGAGCCATAACTTCTTAAAGCAAGCAATTTGTCTTTTATTTCTTCACTATTCGTGGTCAATACCCCGCCATCACCTATACCTCCTAAATTCTTGCCAGGATAAAGAGAGAACGCAGAAACATCACCAAAAGAACCTGAGTATTTCCCATCAAAAAACTTTGAACCGTGAGCTTGTGAGGAATCTTCTACAACTTTAAAATTATACTTATTTTTGAGTTCTTCGAGCTTTCTTTTATCAAAGGTGTGCCCGTACATACTGACTGGTATGACGATAACATCTTTATACTCTACAGAAGCTTCTTCTAGGCGAGACTCAAGGTCGTCCATATCCATTTGGTAATAATCATCAATATCAACCAAACAGAGTTGAGCTTTGCAGGAGGCTTGGTTGGCCGCTACAACTGTTGCGATAAATGTGTTTGCTTGCGTTATGATTAGGGTGTTGTCTGTTTCAATCACAGACTCTATCGCTAGCCTAACTGCGTCCGTTCCGCTGCTTACGCCAACAGCGTATTTCGTACCAACAAATTCAGCAAACCTTTCTTCAAACTCATTTACTTCTCCGCCTAATATGTAATCGCCCTTTTCAAGCAGCGTTTCAACTTTAGCAAGGAAGGCTGGCTTAAGGGGGTCATTCTGAGCTTTTAAATTATTAAAAAGTATTTTCATTCTCTAATACCTTTAAAACATTGATGGTCAATTTTTCTTGATGTTTGTGATCGTACCCCTTTTTTAAGAAAGCGTTTATAGAGTTCTCCAGTGGCGAGGGGCCATCTTTCCATAATGATTTGCCGTTTATTTCGAGCTTTTGTTCGGCGTCTTCCCAATACAGAAAACCTTTCTCAAACTCAAAAATGCAGGTTCTATCTTTCTTACCGTAATGCCAGCTAGTGTTAATTTGAACCATAGTCTGACCAAAATTTAAAAAACCAAAACAGCTATCGTTGACAGATGAAGCTTTTTTTCTTTTGTAGCCAAGCCAGTGAGCTTTATTTGGGGCTTTATTGTTAAATATGTGACTTACTATACTAACATCATGACATGCAAGGTCGTATTTAGCGCTTACATCTTTTCTTTCTGGGCCTAAATTAAGCCTGTTCATTGTAACGCTTTTTAGATTGCCATACTTTTTATCTGCTACTAGCTTTTTAATTAAATTGACTTGATTGTTAAAGGTGAAAATCCAATCTACAAATAAGCACGCATCATTTTGTTTGGCTTTCCTATACAAGCGAACAGCTTGATCGGAAGTTGTAACTAGGGGTTTTTCGCAAAAAACATGCACGCCTTTACTCAAGAAATGCGAGCAAACTTCATAATGGGAATCAACTGGAGTGAGAACGAAAACGCAATCTACATCTAGCCCTTTGTAGTCTTTGACGCCAAAATCTAAAAATGGATCACAAATGGTAACTTCATAACCCATGTCGTTAAGGTTATTCCACACTATTTTACCCCAATACCCATACCCAACTAAGCCTATTTTCATGATCTTCTGAACCCCTCTCTTTCTCCTAAATACCTTACAATCTTCATACTGTAATAAGGGTGTAAGCCTTTTTGTGGTTTTGCCTGTTTGCGGGCGTAATCGTATTTTGTCATTACATCTTTAAATAAAAGCCAGCCATAGTCTAAAGCTTTGTTGTAAACGTCTTCCACCTCTTCTATTTCTGGGTAGATAGGGTAAACTACTTGACCTAAGATCGGACCATCATCTATGCCTTTTGTTACCCTATGAACAGTAACGCCGTGTGTTTCTTCATTATTTTTCAGAGCCCAGTTGATTGGTCTAACGCCTCTGTATTTCGGCAATGGACTGTTGTGTAGGTTGATTACGTCTCCGCAGCGATCAATAAAATCTTGTTTGATAATTTTACCATAAAAAATAGAAATTGCTAAATCTATATTTACATCTTTAGGTATGTCTTGGTATCTACCAGAAGAAACTAAAGTTATATTATTGGTGAGAGCCCAGTCAGATATTGATTCTGTCCAAGCAGGTTCAGGTTTATCTGGGACAACAACCAATAGGTTAAAGTCGGTGTTTGAGTTTATCCACTCACACGCTTTGATAGCTAATGAACCCTTGCCTAGTAAAACTATATTCATTGAGTCATGATGGCTTCTGTTTCTTCTTCTGGGAGGAAAGGAAACATGTTTTCAATTGAAGTAGAAACAATTTTACCAGAAGAGTCTTTCTTGCTTTGGACTCTAGGAACAAGAAGTTGATGTTCGGGCATCATTATTTCGCATACAATAGGCCCTTTGTGTGTTAGGACTTCTGTGATACTGTTTTCTAATTCTTGATTGTTATTAAACCTAACTGAAGGTATACCGTAGGCTTCAGCTATTCGGGTGAAATCGGGAGAAGAAACCCCACTGCTATTGGTAGAGCCAACATAATTACTGTCGAACAGATTGTCTTGCATTAAAGATATGGCTAAATATCCGTTGTTGTTTAATATAAATATTTTAAGTGGGATATCATTATGAACTACAGTTTGAAGCTCTTGAATGTTCATTTGAAATCCACCGTCTCCCGCTAT